AACCCAGCACCTGTTGCACCTTTAAAACCAGCAAATCCAACCAATGCAGTATTAATTAATCCAAAATTATCAATAATACTTGTTGTTGCCGGTAATATTTTGTTTAATATATCAAGTAAAGTCTTAAGACTATCACTATTAATTGTTACATTAGCAAGTTCTTGTAAATGATTCTTTGATTGAGTTATTTTGCCGTCTACAGATTCCAAATATTTATCCAACTCAACCTGCGCCGAACCTTCACTTTTCTGAGAAGATTTATATACTTCTTCTAATAAATCTGGAGCATTTAAAATTGAAGCAGCTATATTTGCACGGTTTTTACCTGCTATAAATTCAACTAATGCATTAGCACGATTAGTTCCGTATTTTTTATCTTCTTCCTGTATTTCTTTATATATTTTTGAAATATCTAATAATATTTCATATGTATTTCTAAGATTGCCATTTTCATCTAATACATCAACACCTTTACCCATATTGGAAGCAACAGCGGTAAAGTTTTTAATAGTCTGTTGAGTTTTTGAGTTTGTTTGAACTACAAAATCTTCTACGTCTTCACCTAAATCTTCAAGTTGTGCTTTTGCTTCTTCCGTTGATGCTATTCTTAAAGAAATAGTTCGAACACCCATAGAAGCCTTAGAAATATCTTGTACTTGAGAGTTTGCGGCAGTAAGTAATGCGACAGCCTCATCAATATCGTTACCTTGAGTCTGTAATACGGCTGCTGTATTTTGAAGACCTTGTGCTAATTTATCCGTAGAAATACTGAAATTGTTACCAATATTGTTAAGTTTATCAACAATTTCAATTTTATCAAGATTTTTATACGCCTGACTTGCAGACACTAACGCTTCAGTTGCTTCATTTATATTTTCAAATTCGGATACATTAAGAAGTATATTGGAAACCTTTGCAGATTCGGATGCATCTTCCATTGCCTCTCCTAGTCTTAACCAATCGGCCGTAGAATTTTGAATGGTAAGAGCTGTGGCACCAACAGAATCTCCAACTTCGAAAGTAGTAGAAGCGTAATCTTTTAAAGAGGAAACGGACTCGTCGCTAACTTTACGCATTTCAGTAAGTGCAGTATCGTATTCACGAACTGTATCAGCGGCCTCTCTTACATATCTAATTATGTCATAGAAACTTGCAAATGTTGATACATATGCAGCTAAAGACTGAAACCTTTGCTTAAGAGTATCACCAAAAGATTTACCTAATTTATCAGCGTCTGCGACTCTAGCTTTAAGACCGCTAATTTTATTTTGTAAATTGTCTAATGCCTCTGAAGTTAAATTGCTACTATTCTTTAACTCAGACATAATAGATCTAATTTCTTCACCGAATTGTCTTTCGGCTTTACTATTTTGATTTACCCATGTCGCAAAACGAGCATACATATCTTTTTGACGAGTAAGATTTGTTTGTGTTTGTTTCGCAACATTTTGTTCTGCTTTAGCTTGTTTCTCCGTAGCTTTTGTAACAGCAGTGATATTCCTTAAAGATTCTTGAGCTGCTTTTTTGTCTACGTTACCCTTGTTTTCAATGGTTTCTATTTCTTTGTTGAGAGCATTAATACGTTCAGTAGAACCTTTAATTGCTGCAGCGTTGCCTGAGACAATTGCAGAATTTAAGTTTCCGGCTTCCGTAGATCTCTTTGCTAATAAAGATTCATATTCACGTTGAGCCTGTGCAGCTTCTTTAGTGGCTTTTGCTTCAGCATTTTTCTGTGCAGTATATTCTTCAGAAGTTTTAATATTTCTATCGAGAAGATCACCATTAGCACCAACCCATGCATAACCATTCTTACCTACTAAACGATAAGATGCTTTATAAGTATCATCAGAGTCTTTTCGTATTCTTTGATATACATCAACAACGCCGCCAAGTTGTTCTTTTAGATCATCGGATATTTTTATCATATCCTCGAATTGAGAAATGTCTATTTTATTCTCCGAAACAACTTCGCCTTCTTCTTTAATGGCTTCTGCAGCTTTTTCTATGCTTTCAGCCGTATCAAAGCCGGATTCTGCAACCTTTTGGTTAGCAATTACAAATTGCTCTTTCTGTACTGCAGATTTCTCAGCAACTTTACCTTCTTCTTCAATAGCTGCAGTAGCATTCTCTATGTTATCAACATTTGAATATGTATCTGTGGCTTGATTGAGTGAGTCATATCCTTTTTTAAGATATTCCTCTAAAATTTCTTCCCCACCATATGCCTTTAACATATTTTTATAATCACTAGATGCATCAGGTGGATTATTCACAAAATCATATAAGAGTCGAATAGCTTCGGCTGTACCATTGGCCTCATCTATTACATATCCAAAATGTTCCCTTAATTCATCAAGAAAATTTAATGCATCAGAGCCAGAATTTCTTAATTGAAGTTTTTTCTGAACATGATTCCACTCGTCTTCTCCAATGTTAGCCCTATCATCGCTAGAAATTTTTATATGCCCTTTTGTAATAAATTTCTTTATTTCTTCCCATTCGGCATATTCTCCACCAAGTTGTTCCCTGACTCCCTTAGAATTTGACAAGGCACCAATTACGCCGTTAATATTCATGTCATTGCCAGATGACATTAATTGGAAAAGTTCTTTAATTTCTTCTTTTAAATTTCTAACTTTTTCCCCGGTGCCAAGAAATTCATTGGCAATTTGTTGAGCAACTTCTTCTGAAACTTGATCAAGACGTTTTTCATCAGTAATTAAAGTTTCAACGGCTTCTCGTGTTTTATCCACGGAAGTTTCAACATCTTTATCATATGTTTTAACAGGTTCTTCATTGACTATTTTAACACTGGCAATAATATTATCGAATTTGTCAATGATTTCATCTAACTGTTGAGAAAAATGACTAAACGATTCTCCAAATAAATCCTTCTGAGATATTTCTGTTAAAAGAGTGCATATTTTTTCAAGTTGGCCTATAACTTCAGATAAATCAACGCTATCCATTTCGTGCATCTTTTGAATAAATTCTTTTTCGGATTCATTCGCAGAGTCAAGTTTTTTATTTAAGTAAGCATTTGTGCTACTTGGCGTACTTAATTTATCTACCATTTGAGATAATTCAGATGTAGATCTTACTTGTCGCTTTATATTCTTGATATTATTTTTAATATCATTTTTCTCATCTTTATTAGATGTATTTTTTAATTTATCCTGCGCATAATCTAAATCTTTATTAAGTAACTCAACTTCTTCTCTTAATTCGCTTCTTACTTCTTTAAACCTAACTAAAAATTCACGTATGCGATTTATCTGCTCCATAGGATTATTTATAGATGCAACAGCGTCTTTTGAGAATAAAGAAAATAAATCGTCCGAAGAACTACCAAGACCAGATGATTTATTTAATACATTACCCATAGTAGAAAATAATTTTTCTTCATCGCCAAAGGCTTTTACAATCTTATTGTAAGATTGCATTAGCTTATCACGCTCACTGGATATCAATAAATCAGAAGCACTACCAAAATTTTCACCCTGTTTAATCTCAATATTGTAAATTCCAGTTCCTATTTTTTCACGCATTTTATCAAGTTTGTAAAACAATTTATCCAAACTTTCCATCAAATTAGAGAAACTAGATTTCTCATCAACCGTGCCTAAAGTAGTAGCAATATTTTTAAGTTGTTGCTCAATCCTTTCAAGAACATTTAAAAAAGAGGTTAATTCTTCAGAATTAAACCCCTTTGACATTTTTTCTGATAAACCTTCTCCACCAGTACCGCCAGTAGATTTGAGTTTATTTTTTAGTTCGTCAATTTCTTTTTCTAATCTTTCAACCTCTGCAACTTTTTGATCCCAACTCCAAGAGTCAATAGAATAATATATCTCTGTATCTAATTCATAAATTCTATCTTTAAGAGCTACAATTTTTATTCGGGCTTCTTCATAATCTTTAGCAAGTTCATCATATGCCTCATTAGTAGGGGCGTTATCTATAATATTCTGTAATCGTAATATTTCATCATATAACTCATTAACCTTTTGTTGTGTCTTATCTATTTCAGAAACATCACCAATTACGTTTTCAGTAATAGAACCTTGTTTTAAATTGGTAAATTGATCTTTTGGTATATATATTTTTTTACTTAAAGATTCAAATATATCTTCGAGATCTCTAACTTCAACACCCATTTCTGAGAGTGTTTGAATCATATCACCAGCACTCTTTTGAAATCTTGCCCACTGTTCGTCATCGACTTCTAAGAATTTATTATCAGCAGACATATCTTTGATTTGCTGCAATTGCGTTTTAGTTTCTTCAAGAATCTTGTCTCTTGTGTTCATTAAGGCTTCTTGTTTTTCACGTTCCGCTTGTTTAACAGCATTAGCGGTTTCTTTTGCTATCTGCGTTTGTTGTTTATATACTTTATATTGTTCGTTTGCCCAATTTTCATTGGCCTCATATTTGACATCAAAAGATCCTTTTTTTACGTTTGATAAAGCTGCATTAATATTCTTCTGAAATAAAGCTTGCAAATAATCTTGCTTAAAAACATCGGATTTATTAAATATAGCATCAAACATATTTTGATACTCAGAAGTTATTTCTTGACCATATTTTTCAGAGTATGTTTTAATAGTAGCAAATGCTTTTAAAAATTCTTTTTCAAAACCACTTATGTTTTCTGTACTAATTTTTGAAATGTCAAAACTTTTTAATGAATCATCAAGTATTTTTTTTGCTTCACCAATCTGTTTTTTTAGTGCTTTGGTGTTCCATAATTCAATATTAGTTCTTGATGTGTTTTTTGCTTCATTTCTTATTTCTTCAAGAGTTTTAGCAATCGGTTTTAATTCTTTATCATCCGCCTTTGGAGATACTCTTGTACTATTTATTTCATTTTGTTTTTCCAATATATTATTTAATTGACTTATTAATCCATCTAATGAAGACGTATCGACACCGCCACTACCACTGATTCCTTTAGGCATACATAAGCACCTCCTTATCTTAATCTATTTATTGATTTTTGAACCTTATTAATAATTTGGTCAAATTCATCTTGCTTTTGCTTGTCGATTTCTTTTATCTTTTTATTCATTTCAGACACCATTCTTGAATATGGACTGAACGATCTTAATGCTGGTCTTCCCCATTCAGTAAAATCTGGATATGGAGTTCTCCAATATGGTATTCCATTATGAAAAGAACCACCATGATAACCATCCATAAAAGCATTGTTAAATATAATTTCAGTGCTTTGGTGATAAGATGAATCCATTAATTCAGGGCCAAATTCTACGCTATAATTAGTACCATTAAGAGAAACCTTCCAAGCATGTTTTAAACCCATTTGCCTATTATGATAGTAAATTGGATCATATGTTGCATACCATTCAGATATTACTGAACGTCCTATTTCTTCTAATTCATCTCTATATTTTTTAGGATATTTTTCATTCATCTTATCTATTTTCTTTTTAGCATTTTCAACAACATGAATGACCTCTATAATATCTCTAGTTCGCATCTTTCACACACCTCCAATGGTGCATGAAAGCACCGTTTTATTTATCTAAACTTGTTTGTATAATCTGGACAAACAACTTGTTTTCAAATTTAAAATACCCCACAAGTCTTAACTTATGGGGTATATGTTAATCGTTCTGTTTTAACAATGCCGAAAAATCAACATTGTCCAATACAGAACCCAATACTTCAGAACCCATTGAAAAAGTATCTCTAATAGAATATAGTAATGCAGAAACACTGTATTCGTTCTGATATAAGTCATCAGTTTCCATTTTTAAAATATTTTGAAACTCATTGTATTCTTTTTTAATTACATTAACAAATTCGTCGATTAATCCAACTTTATTTAGCTTGTCATAATATTCGGCTACATTAAAGTTAGAATCTTCCGGAAAATCTATATCTGTATATAACTCAACTAACTTCATTATGAAGAAAATATATGTATTGAAAGTGTTTTGCTTATAGACTTGTTTTTCGTCAATCTTAATATGATTACAAGCATTAGCGATACTTTTAGCATATACTTGTTTTGTTTCAATACCAATATATTTTGTTTTGATATGTTTCTTCCAGAAGTTATCATTATTATTTGTATCTTTATATTCTTTTACAAAATTATCTATTTTCATTCCTTTTACCTCGCCACTCTAAATTTGAAATAATAGTCATCCTCTGTAGACATTTCATATGTGTCATCATAACTATTATATTTAATTGTTATAATCTGTGGATTTTCTTTAGTATCAGTTATCATCCAAAAGTCTGATTTACTAATAGTATTGTCTCGTTCACCGAGAAATCTGAAAATCTCATGTGAAAACATGTTATCACCTGTTATACTTTCTTACTGTGGCAATACCTATAAGTATAGCCTCGGCTTCATCATTATTGACATCTAAATCATAATTTTCCTTTACATAATCAATTGCTAACTGTTTACACTCTGCTCGTTTCTTACCATCAAATATACCATCAAACTCTTTACGCCAAGAAGACGGAAGATATATATTAAAGTCAGCACCATTAAGTAAACACCAACCATATATTGCACCTTGAATCCTACAAAGTTTTTTCATGACATCCGCATTGTTACCGCAATATGTATCTTCAATAGATACAATAATTGGTTTGTATTTATTAAGATGTGTAATTATATCCCTTGTCATTTCCATACTTCTTGTAATTGTGTCACTATTATTACTATGATCTAACAAGTGACTTTTCTTATAATCCCCATTACAAAAAACTGCAATACCAGTTTTTTTTGTGCTCACATCTAAACTACACATAATAGTTTTATTCATAGAAAAGTATTACCCAACAAATGTTCTTTATATTTAGTTTCAATTATTTGTGACGTAAGCACTGTTTTGTCATTTTCAAATTTTGGGTGTTCTATACAATATTGATTATATCTTTTTATATCATCTAAAATTTGATCATAACTTTCTTTTGAATGGGGTATTTTTATTCGGAGTTCATCACCGAACCTAAGAATCCGTGCTCTTGAAGTTATAGCTTGCCCCTCGTCAACCTTGTTTTCAAGATTATCTAATTTCTTCTCGATTATTTCTGTACCATTAAGTTTACGAATGCCTTTAATGAGCCAACTCCAAGGATTTAGTTTGATTGGTAATATCTCAATAGAAGAGAGTATTACTATTATAATAACAGTAAGTATAGCTTTGTGTGAAATAAGCAATTGTACTATTCCAAGTAACGTCATTTAGTCAATCTCCTTTATGCCTTATCTGTTCCGACGTATTCTTGAACACGTTTATTTGATTTAATCATTTCCTTAAATTTGTCTAATGCTTCATCTACATAAGTACTAAATTGTTCAAATGATATAAATATTGTTAAATTAGGAAATTGTTTAAGTGCAAGATCATATACATATCTTAATTTAAGTTGACCGGTTCCACTACCAAGTTCCTTTTCCGCTTCCATTACTGCGAAAAGTAACCACTCTTTAAACTTTGCAACCTTCTCTTCATTTGGTTTATCACAAAATGTTAAAATAGTAATAACAACATTTACTACTACAACAACGAGCAATAATATTAATACCCAATTACTAGCTATCCATGCCATTGTTATCATCCTCACTTTCTAATTCATGTTTTGTCGCAAGATATGTAACTCCACCTTCTCTGTTTTCTATTGTTGACTTTGTTGCATATACTCCAAAACCTATTACCTCGCCAATAACAGTTCCAACAAGAGTGTTAAGTGGTGTATAGTCAGGTGCAATACCAGTAGAAGAGGAGAGTATTAAACTCCACGCCAAAACAAACATTGTAAAAAATTCAACAACTATGGAGTTCGCAAACAAGAAGATTATTAATTTCTTAGTTGTTGTGAGTTTTTGTTTTTTCTTCTTCATGTTAAACTCCTTTCTATATTTCTGATAAAGATTTTTGTTCTACTTGTTTAATCCCGTTTTCATCAAAATATTTCCCAATGTTTTCATCCGCAGATATATCAGTATAAAGATTCACCATATCTGCCGACTCCCAATTTACAATATCTTGAATAACATTGGTTGGGATATTGTTTTTAACTAACATGGTCGTGAAATAATGACGTAAACTATGCCAGTAAAAATCTTTACCAAGAAATCTACTAAAACTATCTTTCCAACCATCCATAGTTTCGGTACTCATTTGTTTTGTTGGATCGTTTTTATCAGGGAATAACCATTCACTTTCAATACCTTCTTCTTTTCTTTGTTTCATCCATAGTTCAAGATAAGGATCAAATGGTTTCTTCAATACATATAAATAGATTTTTTTACCTTGACTTCCACGACCTTTTGTAACAACCTTTTCGTTTGTTTTATAAAGAGAACCAAATATAACATTCTCATCATTAAAATATTCAACTTTAAATCTAGGAATTTCAGCTTTTCGTCTACCAGAATTGCAACATAAACTTACAACTGCAGCTTGCTTATATTTTTCTTTTTCTACTAAGTGATCGAGTAAAGATTGTATTTCCTCATCGGAGAAAATAGTTTTTTCTCTAACCGGTTGATTAACTGGAGACTCTATTTTTTTAATAACGCTTTTATAACCACTGTATTCTTCCTCTTCATCAAGAATATTTTCTATATAATTTGAAAGAGAAGATATAACTGATTTTACACGTCTTGTTCTTTTAGGACTCCAACCCCACGTATCAATTGCATGACTTTGAAATCTGGCAAACTCACGTTTTGTTATTTCAGTAAATCTTTTATTATTATTATTTTCTAAATTATATACAAAGAATATTCTTAAATCCGCTTTATATTGTTCTATTGTTCTTGGAGATCTATCTATTGATTTTAGATAGTCCAAAAAATCATTCATTAGTTCCTTATTTTCAGGAAGAATCTGTGATATGGACTCTTCGTTAGTTATATTATTATAGACAGTAGTTCTACCCATAATTCTTCCTCCTTTCTTGTTATCTCAATGTTTGAATTAACCCCTTAACTACCTGCGCAACATAGTTAAGTTCATCATAAGTTGTTTCATGTCCTAAACTAAACCTTATACACTCAAGAGCTTCTTCTGATGTTAATCCATATGCGAGAGCAACATGACTAGGTTTATCAGATTCCGTTGAACATGCAGAGCCTGTACCAACACATATATCATAATCATCTAATAAGTTCATAAGTGTCATTCCGTTTATTCCCGGAAAACGAATATAAATATTATTAGGCAACCTATGTTCTCTTGAGCCAATTAAAATTCCTCCAATGTCTTCTAACTTGGATAATAAAAAATCTCTTTTATTTTTTAATTCTTCTATGTCATAATCTATTAACTGAAAAGCCTCTCCTAAACTCGCTATAAGCGGAGTAGAAGGAGTACCCCCAATTAATCCTTGTTCGCCATATATTGTCGGCTTTATTTTTTCTTGAAGTTCCTTGCTAATATAGAGTATTCCACTTCCTTTTATCCCACCAATTTTTTGACCTGACATTGACAATGCATCAATATTCATATCTTTAACATCAATAGGATAGTAGGGGATATATTGAGTAGCATCCACATGTAAATAACAATCCAATCCATAAGTTTTGATAAATGAACCTATTCTTTTTATTGGTTGTATTACACCAGTTTCTGAATTAGCCATTTGAATACTAAAAAGAGAATCATTTTTTTCACACGCAAACATTAATTTTGCGTTAATAATTCCGTCGTTATGTACTTTAAATATTGGTTTATCAACTTCAATGTCTTCGCACAACATTTGTATATCATTATGCTCAATAGTAGAAGTATATAGATGGCCATTAGGATTAGCATTTTTATATCCTTGTATTAAAATACTATTACTCATAGTTGCTCCACTTGTAAAAAATATTTCCTCTGGGAGACAATTAATTTTATTAGCAATGATTTTTTTAGTATTATCTATAATACGTTTTGCTTTGCGTCCTTCTTGATGCATAGAAGAAGGGTTTCCATAGACTGTAAGTGCTTTATTAAAGACATTTATAACTTGAGGTTTAACAGGTGTTGACGCAGCATAATCCAAATATATTACTGACATTTAATCACCTACCTACGATTTATCCAGTCTTTATAAGCAATTTGTGTTTCACTTCTTTTGAATACAAACACAACAATAGAATCACCCGTTTTTACATCTTTTGATGGATATATATGAACAGGTGTTATACCGTAACCATCCCAGTAAAAAGCTGCTTGCTTTGGATTGATAATAACAATATTATCTTCCATATCAATGTCTTTACCGGTTAAGTATGATTTTATTTTATCTGACATAATCCTTTTTCCTCCTAGAGCAAAAAAAGGGAATAACTCGTGTCGAGCTATTCCCTTAAAATCACTCAACATCTTTATTTCTATTTCTAAGTCTTCTCTTTGGCTTGGGAGCATCTTTAATTTCGATGTCGTCTTCAGCCGTTTCAACAACTGGAATATCCAATGTTGATACTACTTTATCTTCGAGTTTTTCTTCGACAACGACAGGAACAGATGCACGAATATCAGCCAAGTCTTTCTTAATGCCCTTAGCAAACTTATCCTCTTTAGACAAGTCACACTTATCTAAACGATTAAGAGCTTCTTTGGCATCAATATGTTTAAAAACGAATGCACTACATACATCGAATATCTTTTTACAATTTTCTGTATCATAGATAGCTTTCCATGAAGGTGCATCACTATTATTGCAATGTGGACAAAATTGATACTTTGTTCCACATACTACGCATTCTCTATTTTGTGCCATAATTATTCCTTTCTAAAAAGGCGGTTATTAAACCGCCTTAATGTTGTCAAAATTACTCTCCGTCTTCGTCTGTAGCTGTACCAGTTACAACAACGTTGTTGTCTGGATAGTAAATAACGTAAAGCAACTTCTGTGAACCACAGTAATCCAACTGAAGTGTACCATTGAACTCCATCTCCTGATTCTCTGAATCGAAGTTAAGAGTCATAGATGGATCTGGCATGAAACTTGGAATATAAATGTAAGCAGCCTTAAGTGTATCTGAACAAGGATCCACATAAGAAGCCTTAATTCTCAATCTCTGAGCATTAGGGAACTTGTCTGCCTCATTAACAAGCTTAATACCAGCAGTAATACTTCTTGTATACTGAACAACATAGTTAACAGGGAGGTCTGTACCGCCTGCTGGAACTGTAACTGTCTTCTCTGTAGAGTCATAAGCATATGTCTCACCAGCTACTGCAGTAGTACCTGCAGCTAAAACAGCACCATTAGCGCCATTACTATAAATACCAATTACCTGAATAGATCCAGCATCAGCATCGCTAACATCAAGCGTTCCACCTGCAGCAACAACCTCAATTCTAGGCACTCCAGTAATTGGTGTAGTTGTAGAAGCTACTGTAATATCAGAACCTGAACCAGCATTCATTAATGCTGGGTGAAGGAAAGCAGAAGTTGAGTTAAACTCACCATTCTTTGTTCTATAAATACGTCTTACGACATTACCTTTCTTATCTGTGATGTCAATTGAATCGGCTGTGACTGCGATAGAAGCGTTTTTGAACTGGTCAGCAGTATACAAAAGCTGATCGTTGAAGTTAGTAGACGTCAACTGTAAAATCTCATCAAAACTATGATTTCCTAAAGTAAACATGTAAATTATCTCCTTTCGATATAATAAAAAAAACACCCAATGGGTGTTAAATTGGTTTCATGAAGTTGTATTGTTCAGGCTTTATTTTTTTACCATCAACCATACCAGAGTATAATCCTTTCATAACGGCAGTAGCAGATTCATAAACTTGTAATCTGTTAACGCTATCATAAAACTCACATACTCCAACTTCTTTTAGTTCTTTTAATTTATATTTAAACCCCGGATGATTAACACATGCAGAGATAATAGGTCTTATAGAAGAACGGTCATTTTTGGCTTGGTCATTATTGGCAATGGCCCTATCTTTTTCAATATACCAATCCTTAAGAGTATTATCTAGTGTTATTTTTTCTTCGGGTTCGGCTGCAAAAACAGCACGTAAATATTGCGAAATGTGAAAATATACTTCCTCATTTATTTCTATTTTGTTTTCAAAGTCATAGAGTACCGGACGTTTATCATCTTCTGAATACTCTCTGATATATAATTTGAAATTTGAAAAATTAATATCAGGAAACATTATTTCGGTGACAACAGGATCTGCCGAACCTATTAACATACAGAATAAATTAAAATCAGAAATTACGTTCCAGTCGTAACCATTTTCCCATAGAAATAATCTATACTGAGTAGTATTAGTTATGAAAATATTCAGAGTTGAATAAAACCTCTTTTCTCCTATATCTAAAATTTGACCTATTGTTGGTTGATGAATAGTTATACTTCCATCGGCATTATCTAAGTCTATTACGTAAGGTTCTCCAAAATATAGTTGAAGTTCATCAAACTCTATTTTAGGATTTCTTGATTTCAAGTATGAATTTCCTTATTAATAAACTTGGAAACACCGTCAGAATTTTTAATAACATTATTATCTGTAATCTGCTGAAATATAATAGTTCTACAATTATACTTGCTATCAACTACAGACTCTTCATCACTGATTACCATAATCTTACGACCAAAATAATTTGTGAAATTAAATTGGTGTTTTATTAAAGCACCTAATAAGTCATGTCTTGAAATACCTGCATCTTTCTCTTTAATATTTTTGTTCTCACAAAGTATATTAAAAGTGATATATAGATATTTAACAAGTTTATTGTCACGGTTAAGATTACGATACCCAACAGTAAAACAAATGAAATTATCACTCTTATATTGAGTAGGAGAGATGAGATAATACGGGAATATATTAACCCCTATATACTCATCAGGTTCGGAATTTAACTCTTCTAATTCTTTGTTATTTAATACATGAATAATATCTTTATTTTTTATTAACAATTCAGATATTTTTTCTTTTATTTTAATATTGTCGTCCTCGACAACATATTTATATTGTTTGAGGCGGTCACGGTCTTCACTAGTCCATTTTTCCATTAAACACACCTCCTATTATAGACTCACAATTTCAAACTTAAGTTCTGCAACAATACTATCCTTAGTATTACGAATTATAAGTATCTTACCAAGATAATCCTCGTCTCCAAGGAATTTGATTTTGATCTTGTTTTCGTCATCAGTTGTTAATGTCTGAATTAATTCTCCTACATTAACATCATCAATCCAATACGACCATTCTCCCGGCATTTGATTTGTAATTATTTCGTCGGAATTATAGTATGTAATAGTTATTGTTTTATAAGAACCATTTACTTTGAGTTGCGGCTTTGCACCTGAATAGGTTATTATTGCATAGTCCTCGGCTTCTGCCGGATTAATTGGTTCGTCTTGTTGAACATTACCTTCTTTCTTAAGGTCTGCCCATGCAGCAATCCAATTACCATCTTTATCAACTTCAATTACATCAGTGTCAGGATTAAACAAATCTTGCACACATGTATAGTGTATAACTCCTAATGGATTTATACCTTCAACCTTACTGATTTTCCATGTAATTGGAACAACTAAAGGTGGCGATATAATTAGTCGTTGATTATAGTATACTGTTTTAGAAATATCGTTGTACGGAAGAATAAACTTACGTTGATTCTCTATACTGGATATTTTGTAATCCGTCCAAATTCCAGAATTAT